TTTACTCACTGTTCTATAACCTCCACCTCTTTTTTTATACTCACGAACCAACCAAGCATTTGCATAGGCAGATGGGTAAACATCAAACTTAGCTTTCGCTTCAGCTTTAACCCTTGCATATAGCGCTGGGTTGGTTGGAACATTTCTTGTTGCTTTTTCTACATCTGTTGAAACATTAATTGGTTTCTTGTCCTCTCTAGTTTCAGTAGACTCAGCTCTTCGTTTTCTCTGCACTGCAGAACGAATCTGCTCTGGTGTCATTCTTGCTGCTCTTGAGGCAGGGACACATTTTGGGTACTTACCAGACTCTGCGTCTGCACGACCACATGGCTCAAATCCACCACCAGCTTTTGGTCTTGAAATATCAACCCATTTTTCTTTAAACCATTCTTTCAATGATTTAATTGCGTATTCAATTTCCTCTTCTGACAGAGTATTTTCAGGGTTGTTATTTACTGACATAATCTACAATTTTACCATGCTATTCATAAATGCTCACAACATCAGCCTGCTCCCAGCGCTGGACTGGGATTTGTACCCTCCAGAAGTAAGCGGCAGCATCTTCGGATGAGTATACGATTCTTGCATATGCTTTCTTAGCACCTTCGTCATAAACAGGGCATTTAGCATAAGAGCAAAAATAAAGAGCTTTATATTGATATCTATCTTCATGCCAATGCACTGCATTAACAACAACTAGATTTTTATTACAGTATGGACATGTTCTTGTCGGATACGGGAAGTCTTTAATTATCTGTCCCAAAATCATATCTATCTTCTCCATTTTCATTAAATATTTTTTTTCTTAAAATATATGTAATGATTTCATCAACTTTGTTTCTTGCTATTTCTATGCCATCCATCAAAGAGTTAAGTTCATCAATTGTCATTTCATATTTATCTTCTGGAGACATTATAACAAATGCTGGTACATAACTATCTTCAAAAGGCACAGCCTTAATTATAATCTGGAGAGACTCAATATCTTCTAGATTAATATCAGAGTTAAAACTAGTTATTCTCATTTACGCTTATTTCTATTAACTGTATTTGGTGGAGGTAGTGTTTTAGCTTTATCGTTATTAGTTTTATCTAATGGTTTAGCAAACCTAATCCATTGGTAAATAAGCATAAGTATAATGCTTGTTTGAAAAGTAATGCTTTCATTAAGTAGCTTGTCCGCAGAGTATTTTACTCCAAGAGCGGATATAGTTAACCAGATTGCCCAGAATATAAAATTTGACATGTAGAGAGCATATCAGAAAAATTAAAAAAAAATCATTTGCGCAAACTTTTTCTCAGAATTCATGATATGCTTCGCATGCGGGCATGCGGGTAAACCTAGCATACTAATATACTTATAAACTATATATACTTATATACTTGGTATACTAAGCATACGGACACTATGTTCCAAATGGAAAAGGTGATAAGGTAGAAGTATGCAGATCATTGCTATTGTTGAGTCGGATGATTATGGTCCTGCTGCAATTATTGACCCCGACCACATCAGTGTGGTCAAGTTTGACGACTTCTATCTTGCAGCAACTAGGTGTGTTTTTACTAACATGCCAATTAGTGTGGAAATATCTGAAGAAACAGCCAACGAGCTGATCCAAAAAGGTGTAAAATGTTTGTCTATGTCATCAGACAAAACTGTTCTGGAGAATGAAAAAGAGTAACACCTTTAATGAAAAAAATTAGCTGGTTTAGTTTAAATCATATGGATGCATCTGGTGACACTTGGTATAGCCAGGGTTACTACAACGCTGCCCTTTCTACAATCAAAGCTTTGCAGGAAAAAGAATGCGCTGTCTTTTACACAAGAGAAGACATCCCATATCACATTAACTTCTGCCCCCCAACTTATTACCAGATGAAGTCAAAATACAATATTGGTTACACCCCCTGGGAATCAACCAAGATCCCTCCACACTGGATTGACAACATGCGCAAGTGCGATGAAGTCTGGGCTACATCTGATTTCATCAGAGATATTTATATTAAACATAATGTTAATGCAAATGTATTTACTATTCCTCACGGTATCTCTCCAGAATTTTCTATACTTGAAAGAGAGCTAACTGGTAAGTTTAACTTCTTACATGTTGGTGGAGATTCAAAAAGAAAAAACGCACAAATGGTTGTTGATGCTTTTCTTGAGCTATATGATGGCAATGAGGATTTTCAACTTGTTCTAAAGTATAACAAGTTCTGCTATGCAGAATGTTATGTTAACGATCAACTTGTACCAGCTTATAATCATCCTCAAATCCTTGGAATCCCAGATAATTTTAGTACAGAGGATTTAGTATCTTTGTATCACAAATGTCATTGTATGGTTTATCCAACAATGGGTGAAGGTTTTGGAATGATTCCTTTTGAAGCAATTGCAACTGGTCTACCAACAATTGTCACAAACCTAACTGGTTGTGCTGATTTTGCAAAATACGGTATTCCTCTTGAGGCTAGTTTTGTAAAAGCTGATTGGCAAGATCATCTCTATGATTGTGACACTGGAGAATGGGCAAGCCCAAATTTCCAACAACTCCTTGACTTAATGGAGAATGTTGTAAATGAGTATGATGACTTTAAAAAGTATGCTCTTAAATCAGCAAGGATTATTCACTCTGAGTGGTCTTGGTCATCGGTTGCTGATAAAATTTTGAATCGTTTTGATTTTTATCAAAATTCTTTGTCGTAGTCCTAAGTACTAATCTTTGACTCTGCTATGCTCAGCGTCTAAACTAGTTGTTCTTACTTTTGGAGGTATGTAGATGTCGCTGTTGTCAAATGATTTTATTGCTAGTTATGGTTCAAAGACCCCGCCTTGGGGTTTTGGTGGACTTGGAGAGGTTGTGTTCCTTAGGACATACAGTCGCAAGATTGAAGGAACTGACTCAACAGAGTCTTGGGTTCAAACTATAAAAAGAATTATTGATGGCGCTATTGAAATCGGAGTTCCTTTCTCTCAGGAAGAAGCAGAGAAACTATTTGATCACATGTTTAATCTTAGGTGCTCAGTCTCTGGCAGAGCCCTCTGGCAGCTCGGTACACCTCTTGTAAGTAAGTTTTCTGGAACTTCACTTAACAATTGTTTTTATACAAACATTGAAAAGATTGAAGACTTTGAACTCTTGTTTGATTACTTGATGCTTGGTGGTGGTGTTGGCTTTTCTGTTGAGCGCTCAAAGATTCATGATCTGCCAAAGATTAAAAAAGTCAATTACATTACAGCAGAAAGAACAGCAGATGCTGACTTCATTGTTCCAGACTCAAGACAGGGCTGGAGAGAACTTCTCCACAAGGTTCTTGAATCTTATTTTGTTACTGGAAAATCCTTTACATACTCAACAATTCTTATTCGTGAGTATGGAGCACCACTAAAGACATTTGGTGGTATTGCCTCTGGTCCAGGAGCTCTCGTAGAGGGTCTTGTTGATATTGGCAAAGTTCTTGATAATCGTGTTGGGAAAAAACTTCGTTCAATTGATGTGTTGGATATTTGCAACATCATTGGTCGTATCGTAATTTCTGGCTCTTCACGCCGTTCAGCACAGATTGCTATTGGCGATCCTGATGACATGCTATTCCTTCGTGCAAAAAACTGGGGAAGCGGTAATGTTCCAGCTTGGAGATCAAATAGCAATAACAGTATTTACGCAGACTCCTATGATGAAATTGTTCCAGAATTCTGGAAGGGTTATGACGGGACTGGTGAACCATACGGTTTGCTAAACAGAAAGATGGCAAGAACATATGGAAGATTGGGTGAGAAGTCACCAGATCCAACAGTTGAAGGATTTAATCCATGCGCAGAAATTGCGTTATCAGATGGTGAATCTTGTAACCTCTCTACAATCTTTTTGCCAAACATTGAGTCATTGGCTCAAATGCTTGAGATTTCAAGACTCCTGTATATGGTTCAAAAACAAATTACAAGGCTTTCATATCCATACGAGAAGACAAACACTATTGTTCACAAGAATGGTCGCCTCGGTCAATCTGTGACTGGTATTCTTCAGGCAACAGAAAAGCAAGTTGGATGGCTTGATGAGGCTTATGTATATCTTAAGAGCTTTGATAAGGCTTACAGTGAAGATCACGGCTGGAATCCTTCGGTCAGACTTACCACTGTCCAGCCATCTGGAACACTTTCGCTTTTGCCAGGTGTGACACCAGGTATCCACCCAGCATTTGCTAATTTCTATACAAGAAGAGTTCGTTTTAGCTCTGTTGATCCACTAGTGGATGCCTGTCGTAAGCGTGGGTACAAGGTTGTTTGGGATATTGGGCTAGATGGTCGTGAAGATCATACTCGCTATGTTGTTGAGTTCCCATGCAAATCACCAGAAGGTGCTGTGTTAGCCGCAAATATGACTGCAATAGACCAGCTTGAATGGGTAAAGAAGATGCAGACTGAGTGGGCTGACAATGCTGTTTCTGTAACAGTGTATTATCGTAAAGAAGAATTACCAGCCATTCAGGACTGGTTGTCTAAGAACTACGATAAGAGCGTTAAGTCTGTTTCATTCCTTTTGCATGTTGATCATAACTTCCCGCTTCCTCCGTATGAAGAAATTACCGAGGAAGAGTACAACAAGTCGGTTGCAAAACTAGACTTTTCAATCCCGCTTCAACAGAATTCTAGCGATCTAATGATTGATATGGATGATTGTGCAACGGGTGCATGTCCGATACGCTGATATCTGAACACAGCTGTGCTGTTTTTGATTAAAACTAGTGTATAATTAAACTTATGTCGTCAGATATGATCAAAGATAAAAATATTTGGATTCCAGAGCGCTCTTACGGAGTGTGCGTATACTTTACGGCTGAAGGTGAAGCGTTGTCGGATGGCGATGGTGTCCTTTCAGCAGAGGGTGTCATGTATGACTTAAGCATTGAGAAAAGAGTTCTTGATGCTGGTAAGTACTGGTCTGGCGATGATGATGGACATGTTAGATGGATTGCTGGAGGTAGGAAAATTTCTGCCGCAGAAAGAGATGATCAAACAGAAAGATTGGCTAACGGATTTGTAGCTGATCCATTTGAAGATATGTTTGATGAACACTTTGATAATAGGAGACAGAATGGATAAGAAAATGGAACTCGTACAAGATGATTTCATTGAAAATGAAATAGATGATATTTCATATATGGGGTTTACATCAAAATCTGAAGATTCAGATCCTTTTTCTTTTGTAAAGATTTCATCTCTTTCTCCAAAAATGAAACGCAAAGCGATGCGTCTGCAAAAAAAACATGAGGGAGAAGATGGTACTAAGTCAAAATATGTTGACCCAGAAATTGTAAGTGGATATTCACTTTACGACATTGTAAATCCCCCATACGATTTAGACACACTCGCTGGTCTGTATGACCAAAGTGCAATTCACTATGCAGCAATTAATGCTCGTGTTATGAACACCGTTGGTCTCGGATATGAATTTGTAGAAACGCTTAAAGCTAAAAGAAAGATTGAAAAAGCTCAAGGTAGTGAAGAAAAACTTACAAGACTAAGGCAACAGTATCAGGATCTCAAAGAGAATCTTGATGAAACATTTGAAAACTTAAATATTGAAGAGACTTTGATTGAAACCTTAGTCCGTGTATGGCAAGATGTCTTAACTGTTGGTAATGGCTATCTTGAAATTGGTCGCAACAACGCTGGTCAGATTGGTTATATTGGTCATGTTCCAGCAACGCTTGTCCGTGTCCGTAGAAAGCGTGATGGATATGTCCAGATTGCAAAAACAAATAAAATTCAAGCAGTATTCTTTAGGCAGTTTCAGGATAAAGAAACTCCTGATCCAATCAATAATGATCCAAAGCCGAATGAGCTAATTCATTTTAAAATCTATTCACCTAACAATACATATTATGGAATTCCATCAGCAGTTTCTGCTGCTGCAGCAATTGTTGGTGATAAGTTTGCAAAAGAATACAACATTGATTATTTTGAAAATAAAGCAATACCTCGTTATGCAATTCTTATTAAGGGTGCAAAACTTAGCAATAAATCAAAGCAAGAATTGATTAACTATTTTAGAAATGAAGTTAAGGGTCGTAATCACGGAACACTGGTAATTCCAATTCCTGCTAATCTTGGAACAGATACTGATATTAAGTTTGAAAAACTTGAAGCTGGCATTCAAGATTCTTCTTTTGATAAATATCGCAAATCAAATCGTGATGAAATTCTTGTTGCGAACAGAGTCCCTGCGCCAAAAGTTGGTGTTTATGACAACGCAAACTTGGCTGTATCAAGAGATGCTGATAAGAGCTTCAAGATGCAAGTGATCGGTCCAGATCAATCAATTATTGAAAAGAAACTAAACAGGCTTATTGCCGAGTTTACTGACTTGATGGCAATTCGTTTGAAGAAGATTGACCTTGTTGATGAAGATATTCAGTCAAGAATTAATGATAGATATCTACGCACAGAAGTTATTACCCCTAACGAGGTTAGAGGTCAAATCGGTTTGCCAGAGCGATACAATGGAGATGAGGTTTTGCCTTTCCCAACAAATGTTAAAAAAGAGCAAAATGCTGCTGGTAACTCCAGCGTGGGGGCTCCTCCAGGAAACGACAATAATTCTGCTTCTGATCCACCTAAGTCACCGACTGGTGATGGAGCAACAAGTAATCCAGTGGCAGATGGGGCTCAAGCAGAGCGTGGTCAAAATCAAGATTCTGGAGTGAACAACGATTCAACCAGTAAATTTATTCAAGGAGAATACAATGAGTGAAAGTAGTTTGGTATATTCAAACAAAAATTTAGTAACAGCTGATGGTGTTGTAAATATTGGACAACACACAAGTGAGTTGTATGTTTATAATAAAGGGGCGAGTGATGTTGACATTAAGCTTAATGGGCAATATACAATCCTTCTTCCAGCAGAGTCTACGGAATACATAGAAATTGATGGCGATTATACAACCATTCAGGTAGTTACCGCCTCTTCCGCTGTAGCAGTTTTTGCACTAGGCTGATTTGCAATATTGTTAAAAACAATATATGCTGGTAGGCTACGAGGGCTAAATGTCGGATTTTAATATTTCATTCCCAATTGATATGATTAAGCGGGAACAAAGGATTGTTGTTGGTATTGCTACCGCAGACAATATTGATAAAGCTGGTGATATTGTTGACTTTGAGGCATCCAAAGAGGCTTTTGCAAACTGGGGCGGGAACATTAGAGAAATGCATGCCCCTATTGCCGTAGGCAAGGCTGTTAAATATGAGCCAGTTGTTATTACTGGCGCTGATGGAACATCATACAATGCCGTTAAGGTAGAAGCTTATATTTCAAAGGGCGCTGAAGACACCTGGCAGAAAGTTCTTGACGGAACCCTTCGTTCTTTCTCAATTGGCGGCAAGGTAATTGAGAAATCAGAATCAGCCGATAAGATGTTTCGTGGTAAGCCAGTAAATATTATTAAAAAATATGTTCTTGGTGAACTGAGCCTTGTAGATAACCCAGCAAATGCTTTAGCGATTATTGATATTATCAAAATGAACGATGAGGGGTTGTTTAAATACGCTCTTGATTGCGATCTTGATTGTCAATTGGCAAAAGCAAAGCAACCCCTCAAGGATCCAAAGGGTGGTCTCACAGCGGCTGGCAGAAGACACTTCAAAGAAACAGAAGGGGCAAATCTAAAGCCAGGTGTTCGTGGTGCTGCCGACACTCCAGAAAAAATGCGCCGCAAGGGTTCGTTCCTTACAAGATTTTTTACAAATCCATCTGGTCCAATGAAAAAGCCAAATGGTGAACCAACACGACTTGCGCTTTCAGCAGCGGCGTGGGGTGAGCCAGTGCCTCAGGATATGGCAGACGCAGCAAGACTTGCTGCGAAAGGTCGCAGGATGCTTGAACGCTATGCGAACTCAAAGAAGAAAGGTTTCTTAGAAAACGATTTTGACGAGGATTTGTTGGATGTTGTTCTGGAATTAATGAAAGATCAGGGCTGTGACTGTGGTTGCAATTCTTGCGAGGATGTTGAGAAGGATGCGTCTGTAACAACAGAAAATGCAGAGTCTAAGTATCCAGCAAGAAATGGTATCACATCACCAACGGTTCCTCCTTTCCCATCTGGCTCTCCAAAGTTCAAACCAAAAAAGAAAGTTAAGAAAGAAGGCAGTCCCTGTTGGGAGGGCTATCACCAAGAAGGTGAAAAGAAGGGTGCAAATGGAAACATGGTTCCGAATTGTGTTCCAAACAACCCTTCTCAAAATACAACAAAAAGTGAAATGTCCTTACAAGACAGTGAATTTTTTGATACAATTAAGGAGATGATTGAGAAAATGGAATCTATTATTCAGCAAGACTCTGAATTGCAATTAAATGATACTTATGATAAGATCTCTGACATGAATGAACAAGAAATTAGTAAGCTTAGTCTATTGAAAAAGTTTATTGGATGGCTTGTTCCAGATGTCGCAGAAGAAACAACTTCAACTTCCGTTGAAGTAAGTGGAGACACACAGGAGGAAGAAATGGACATTAATGTTCTTAAAGATGCTCTGAGTGCTGTTGTTGATGAAAAACTGGCTAGTTTTGCTACTTCAATCAAGGAAGAAGTTGAAGCCTCTGTTCAGGAAAAAATTGAAGCAGTTGCTAAGGGTTTTGAAGTTCAAAGTACTGAACTTCATCAGAAGCTGGAAACAGCGGAGTTGGCTCTCGCTGAGCAAACAGAAAAGGTTGAGGCATTTGCCGCAGCTGGAGCTGTTAAAAAGAGCGTAGATCCAGAAGACGAAGAGGAAGTAGCAGAAGAGGCACTTGCCAAGTCTGCACCTACTTCATTCTGGAGAAATACATATTTGCCACAGGAGTTAATTAACTCCCTAGGTTATAGGTCATAAGGGAGGATTAACATATGGCAACACAACAAGAAATTTTATCAAAAGCAGATGAAGTCACTACGACAGTGGTTTCAAACAGCAACCCAGTCAGCGGTGGTGGTGGACTTCTCTACCCAGAGCAAGCAAATCGCTTCCTTGACTTCGTTGTTGATCAGTCAGTATTGATGAAGAACGCACGAGTAATTCGTATGCGTACTCCACAGATGGATATTGACAAGGTATCTGTCGGCACTCGTTTGCTTGCAAAGGCAACCGAAGCAACAGATGATGGCGCAAACGCAGCCGTTACATTCAGCAAGGTATCGCTTTCAACTGTAAAGCTTCGTCTTGACTGGAATATTTCAACGGAATCGTTGGAAGACAACATTGAGGGCGCTTCACTGGAAGACCATATCGCACAGATTATGGCTCGTCAGACAGCAAACGACCTTGATGACTTGTTTATCAACGGTAATACATCGTCAAACAATGGTCTTATTAAGGCTCTTGATGGTTTCAACAAGCTTGCAAGA